ATAGGTGGTGTTGAGTTTGTAACACCAGATCATAAAGAAGTTTGGCAATATTTGCGACGCAGACATGCACCCTTAGATTATCCGTTTATGGTTAGTGCAACCTTGAATTCAAGACCTGGTGTAATTATACCTTTTACCTATGATAACACAGTAGTAGGTAGCACAACTAGATTCTTAGATGAACGAAAGCCTGTGTGGCTAAACGACTTTCAACCTGGATATGTATTTGGAACGGACTTACAACATGCTGATTGGCAGCACGTAATTGTAACAGAAGGCATCTTTGATGCATTGAGTATTAGCGGGATTGCACTTATGCACAACACCGTAAACGATGCTCAAGCCAGGTTAATACGTAACTTAGGTAAAGATATAACAGTAGTGCCAGATCAAGATAAGCCGGGTATGGAACTAGTTGATCGTGCCATAGAACTGGGCTGGGCTGTAAGTATGCCTACTTGGGAAGATTGTAAAGATGTAAACGATGCTGTAATCAAATACGGCAAATTGGCAACTTTGCTAACTATAATGCAATCAAGGGAAACAAGTAAAATTAAGATTGAGTTAAGGAAGCGGCAACTTGTTAAACAATTCTAATTGGTGCCCAGAGGTATACCGAAGCGTGTTTATTGATCGTTATAACAATGATTATATACATGTGGCTCCGTGTTGCCAAGCTTTGTATAAGACAGAATTAGTTAGCAATTTTGATTTTTATTCAAGTCCCTACTTGACCAGTTTACGTAACAGATTTGACAACGGCGAACAGCCGGCAGAATGTCAACGTTGTTGGGACGCCGAAGCACACGGACATGCAAGTCGTAGACAAAGTGCTATTAAATTTTATAATTTGCCCGATGAAGATCGTACAGTGATATTTGAGGGATTAGATCATAGTGCTACATGGGCCTGCAATCTTGCCTGCATTATGTGCGGTCCGGAATATAGTAGCACATGGGCCAATAAGTTATCTATGACCAGAAATGATTTAGAAAAAATTGGCAGATTGTTCCAAAAATCCAATGACTTCCTGGAACGGGTTAATGTTAAAACATTGAAAAAATTGCATTTCAATGGCGGCGAACCTTTATTGAATAACGAACATGTACATTTATTAGAAAGACTTTCTTCCGATAACATGTTAAAAGATGTTTTTATCAGTTATAATACAAACGGAACCACATATCCATCTGACCGTTTGATTAACTTATGGAGTCAAGCTAAGTTAGTAAAAATATTTTTTAGCATTGATGCCGTTGGTTCTGCATTTGAATACATAAGATGGCCGGCAAAATGGAACTCGGTGCATAAAAATATATTAGCCATGAAAGAACATTTGCCTAACAATATTATGTTTGGCGTAAATGCTACTATAGGTAGCTATAATCTATTGGAAATGAAAAATGTGTGGGATTGGTTTTTGTCCAGTATCGAAACCAATAAAGCAGGAGACAAATCTGATTTTTGTTGGCAGATGGCAGATAATTATAATATAAGTGAACTTTCGATTGAAGCCAAACATGCAGCCATTGAACAGTTAGAGCCCATCGAAAGTTTACAAGGTATTGTTTCTATGCTCAAATTGGCATCAACCTTAGGACAGTCCAATCAATGGATTTCTAAATTAGATGCCCTGGATCAAAAACGCAACAACAGCTGGCGAAACAGTTTGCTTGTTGCACAATATTATTAAGGAATTATTTTGTTAAAAGATTACGGAATCGATGTCCAGAAATTGTTTTTAGAAATGATGTTGTGTGATGCACAAAGTTATGTACGTGTACAAAACATTTATAATCCAGAAAACTTTGATCGCACACTGAGACCAGCAGCTGAGTTCATTATGACTCATTGTAATGATCATAAGACTATGCCGGATCGTATGCAAATTAAAGCAACAACAGGCATTGCATTACAAGAAATACCAGACTTAAATGAAGGACACTTTGATTGGTTCTTAGAAGAGTTTGAAAGCTTTACACGTAGACAAGAACTCGAACGAGCAATTTTAAAGTCAGCAGACCTATTAGAGAAAGGCGAGTATGAGCCGGTTGAAAAGCTAATCAAAGACGCTGTACAAATTAGTCTCACTAAAGACTTGGGCACAGACTTTTGGGCAACACCAAAAGAAACACTCAACAAGTACTTTAACAAAGGTGGCCAAGTCAGTACAGGTTGGCCGCAGATGGATCATATTTTGTACGGTGGATTTAGTCGCGGTGAACTAAACATTTTTGCAGGCGGCTCTGGCTCAGGCAAGAGCTTGGTCATGATGAACATGGCACTTAATTGGCTACAGCAAGGCTTGTCTGGGGTGTATATCACACTAGAACTATCTGAAGAACTGTGTACATTACGTACAGCAGCCATGTTGACCGACATGAGTACTAAAGACATTAGACGAGACTTGGATTCTACTGAACTTAAAGTTAAGATGGCAGGAAAGAAAGCTGGCTCGTATCGTATCAAGAGTTTGCCAGCACAAAGCAATGTAAACGATATCCGTAGCTTTATCAAAGAGTATGAAATCCAAACAGAAACAAAGATTGACTTTGTTATGATTGATTACTTGGACTTGATTATGCCTGTGTCTATCAAGGTTAATCCCAACGATCAGTTTATTAAAGACAAATACTCAGCAGAAGAATTGCGTAACTTAGCAATTGAACTTGGTGTGTTAATGGTTACAGCATCGCAGCTTAATCGTAGTGCAGTAGAAGAAATTGAGTTTGACCATAGTCATATTGCAGGTGGTATTAGTAAAATTAACACAGCTGACTTTGTGTTTGGTATCTTTACAAGTCGCGCCATGAAAGAGCGAGGAAAGTATCAGATGCAATGCATGAAGTCGCGTAGTAGTCAAGGTGTAGGTAATAAAGTAGACTTAGATTACAATATTGAGACTATGCGTATTACTGATTCCGGCCTGGACGAAAGTGATCATACATTTGGTAACGGTGGTTCACCCAAGCCTAGTATTATGGATTCAATTAAAGCAAAGAGCTATATAAAATCCGATGATGATACACCTAAGATTTCAGCTGATATAAACAGTAACAAACTTAAACAACTGTTGGGACAAATTAAGCAGACATGAAAGATAAAAAGTTTTTTTGTTACGAAATTTATAAAAATCTTTCTATCTGGTCCACTCCTGGCGGCCGCGTAGGCTACAACCCATGCAGTTATTTTGATGGATATATTAAAGTATCCAACGATATTGATATTTCTAAAGTTTGGAACGGTCCAGAACACATGGCACTAAAACAAGCAGTCGAAAATGATCAGCCTATAGCTGGATGTACCAGATGTTATCGTGAAGAAGCAGCTGGGTTAACCAGTCGACGAATGGCTGCCAAGGAATCATATGAAACTTTTCAATGCGATACTGATATTAATATTCCGGGTCCACACGGGGTAGATTACAGTGTAGGTAATTTATGTAATCTCAAATGCTCTATATGTGGTCCACATAGTAGTACAATGTGGATACCTGACTATCAAAAACTACATCCTGGCAAGTCGGTGGAAATATATAAGCACCGTAAAAATGAACAAATTACTTTGTCAGATCCCAAAGCAGTTGAGCATATTAAATCTTTACATTTGCATGGTGGTGGCGAACCTCTGCTGAGCAATAACCATACAAAGTTTTTAGAACTAATTCGCGACACAAAAGGACTAGAGGATGTGCGTGTTTTATATAATACCAATGGCACAATCAGAGCTAGCGAATCAGTACTTGAGCTATGGAGTCAATGTCGTTTGATTGAGCTTTATTTTAGTATAGATGATATCGGTCCGAGATTTGAATATCAACGTACAGGAGCCAAATGGAACGAAATAGAAGATAACATTTCCTGGTATAAAGAACACATGCCTCATAATCATATGTTTAATATTAACTGTACATGGAGTTACTTAAACTTCTATTATCTGCCAGATCTAGTAGACTGGTACAATAAAAACTTTTCTGTTAACAGATACGGTGATACAGTAAATCTTATTTTTCAAAGAGCAATTGGGCAATTTGAATTGACACATATCTCATCCAAACTGTTACAAATATTTAAAGAAAGATTTGCCAAGTACCCAACTCTACTACCTTTATTGGATTTGCTTACAATAGATGACAAAAAGGATCATACTGCCTTTTGGAATTCCATACAAAAACTAGACAAGATACGAAAACAAGATTTTAAATATCTCTGCCCTGAATGGAGTCAATTATTATGAAAATTTTATGTACAGGCAATCCATCACATAATACTATAGCTAGTGCCATACATCGACTATTTCCAGATGCTGAATTTGCTAGTCGTACTACCGGATATGATCTTAGATTTTGGAATGTGGGTAGCGAAGATCATTTCCGCAAGTGTATTAAAAATTATGATGTTTTTATCAACAGCTCTTATATTTGTAGCGGAGGTCAGTTGGCATTATTAGAAGCTACACATGCCGAATGGGCTGCGGCTGATGTATACGGTCATATTATTAATATAGGTAGTTCGGCAGAGTGGGAGGGTATCAATACTGAATTTGGAACATACAGTATACAAAAGAGAGGACTACGAGATCGCAGCTTACAATTAAATGGTAAAAAATATATAAAAACTTCTCATATTATTGCAGGTGGTCTCAACGATAATTTACCCGGGCACGAAAACTGGCTGTCATTAGACGATGTTGCTACCACTATATTATGGATATTACAAAATAAAGTACAGATACCGTTACTGCAAATACAAGCTCAGCAATACAATCTAAACAATTATTTTAATAAATACTAAAAGAGATCATCACCTATATGCAAAAACGCACTCGCAGCATCTTAGAAGAATTAGATGCCATTTATGAAGAACGCCGCCCAGAAAGGGATCGCCAGTACATCATCGAAAGCCGTGCAGTTAATGTAATGGCCAGTGCCATACGACTTATTGAGCAGATAGAATCAAGCTATTCTGCTGAACAAGCCGATAATCTGATAAGAAAATTACTTAATGCTATACGAGATAAAGATCCTGGAAAATTTACACGAACTGTGAGGCGTACTAATGCAGATTAACGAAGGTGGTAACGTATTTAAAGACACTTCTGGAAAACCACTGACTCGGCGTATTAATCAAGCTGATGTTATGCCCACGGCGCAATGGTTAGAACAAATTACCGGATTAGATCTTACAAAAGAAAAAGATAAACGAGACGGCAAACCCATTAAATGGTTAGGTTCAACTGGTCGTAAGGCAGACTCTGGTGACCTAGACATGTCAGTTAATGCACAAGAGATGAGCAAAGATCAACTAGTTGCTACATTAACTAAATGGTGTAATAGTAAAGGTGTAGATCCCGCAAGATATATCAAGAAAACAGGATCAGCAGTACACTTTTTTACTGCTATTAACGGCAACCCTAAAAATGGGTTTGTGCAAACAGACTTTATGTTTAGCAACAAGCCGCGGTGGACACAGTTTGTATTAAGCAGCGATCCGCGTAGCAAATACAAAGGTGCCTTGCGTAACATTATGATGAACAGTATGGCCAAAGCCTTGGGCTACAAGCTAAATCAAAATGATGGTATTATGGATCGTGCCAGTAACAACATGATCACTGACGATCCTTCTATGGTAGCACAGATGCTGTTAAGCCCAAACTCTACAGTCAACGATTTATACAGCGTAGAAGCTATATTGAAAGCTTTAGAAGCAGATCCAAAACGTGCTGCTAAAATAGCAGACTTTAAAGCACACATGGAACGCGAAGGCATACCATTTGACGAAGGCATTTACGAAAGCACAGAACTATACACAGAATACAACGAAGTAAGCTTCATGGCCCGTTTGCGAGACCGCATTGTTAATCAAGGTATGAAAGTTATTGTTGAAGGTGTGCGTATCGAGCACCCAGAAGATATGATATTCGATCAGAAGCCCAGTGCGGGACTTAAACAAGCACTGGATGGTATTGTTGCTGCTGCAAAAAATCCAAATGAAACCACCGTTAAATGGGACGGCAGACCTGCTATTATCTTTGGACGCAAACCTAACGGTGAGTTTGTATTAACAGACAAATCTGGTTTTGGAGCCAAGGGCTACGACGGATTAGCTACCAGTCCAGAAATGATTGCACAAATCATGAATACCCGAGGCGGCGAACGCAGCGAACTAATTGCATTATATCAACGCCTGTTTCCAATGCTACGCCGGGCGGTACCGCAAGACTTCCGCGGATACATCCAGGGCGACCTATTGTACAGTCAAACTCCGGAACTGGTAGGTAACAACTACGAGTTCACCCCTAACACAGTAAAGTATACTGTACCTGCCAACACAGAGTTAGGACAGAAGATTGCACAAAGTACTGCTGCTGTAGCTATTCACACTAGTTTGGCAGCACCGGGCGAACCACCTACCCCTATTCGTGCTGCTGCATTGGCTCCAAGTCCTGGATTGTTAATTTTAGACCCCAGTCTCAAAGAGCCACGAGAAATTAAATTAAACGCTAACACAGTTAAAGATGCTACTCAATTATTAACACAATACGGAGCAGCAATGGATCAGTTGTTTAACCCTGCAGAACTTCGTACTCGTAGGATTAGCGATTTTCCTGCGCTAGTTAAAACATATATTAATAGCCGTGTTCGCAGCGGTAGCTATGATAACTTAGTTGGCGGATTTGGCAAGTGGGTACAAGAAAAGGCACCTACTAAAGCACCTCGCATCTTTGAGTGGGCTACCGAAAACAAGCAAGCAGTAGCAGCACTATTCCAAGCGTTCTTAGAAATATCCAGTCTTAAAAACGAAATAGTACGACAGTTAGATGCACAAGGCCACGATGTACAAGCTAGTATTAATAATGAACCTGGACATGAAGGCTATGTGGGCAACGGTATGAAGTTTGTAGACCGTATGCGTTTTAGTGCTGCAAACTTTGCTAAAAACAATCCTGAATTAGGATAGGTACCTGAGTATTTTTGCCATTTGGTATAAATAAGTGCAGGGACGAAACATTCCCACTTAAACAGGAGCTTTAAAATGGCATATTTTCCACCAGCAAATGGCGATGCACAACCGGTATTTGCACTAGACATCAACAACGGCGACCAACAAGGCGCTATCACTTCACCTGCACTAGTACAGATGGCAGGTCCAAAGCTGGACTTCTTCAACGTTGTGGTTCAGAACGGTTCACAACAGAACATTGACTTGCAAAACCAGTTGGGTAATGTAACATCAGGTGTTTTCACACCAGGTGTTG